TTCTGTAAAAGAAGCATGGATACGGTATCATAAGGCACAATTAAACCTTTTGACCAAAAAATGATTTTCATTTGATTTTATAAATAAAATGTAAATGAAAATAGATGCAGGTAGGATTTTATTTCTTAACAAAGATAAAAATGATAAATTATTATCGGTTTTAGCAAAAGAATACAAAGGAAAATTCTATAAAAAATTAAAAAATTCCTTTGGTTGGTCTTTTCCTTTACAATTTGAAAATCAGATTCGGTCCGCTTTAAAAGATTCTGGATATTGTATCGCAGATAGTCCACGATCAGAACCTACAACACATGAGATACAAAATGAATGTAGTCAAACATTATCTAGTCCTCATGAAATTCAAACCGATTCTTCGATTTCCTCTGATGATTCCTCTGGTGATTCAAAAAAGGTTGTTGCCAAAAATTCTGAGATAAAAATTTCAAAACGGGATGTTGCAACACAAACGGGTGAAATATCATACAAGTACGATCTACCTGATTTTATCATTCATCAATTTCATGATTATAAACATTTAAGAGCATGATTTATTTTTTTAAATAATGGAAAAAAATTATAATACGATTGTTATATCGGGTGGAGCATTAAAAGGATTTGCGATATTGGGATGTTTACAACTTTTAGTTGATCAACAAAAACTACAATCAATCAATAAATATATTGCTACCTCGATAGGAGCAATAATATCATATTTGATTATTATTGGATATTCACCTATTGAAATAATGGTCAATCTGTGTAAAAATGATTGGCTAGATGAAATGGCTAAATTTGATATTTTAAAAGCCATTAATGGTTGTGGAGCCATTTCATTTTCACTCATTACCGATATTCTTGAAAAAATGACAATTGAAAAAATAGGAAGACTTATTACTATAGGCGAACTATATACAGAATTTCATAAAGAACTATATTGTTGCACATATAATTTTAGTAAAAAGTGTCATGAATTTATTAATCCTCATGATAATAAAAATATTCCTTGTCTGATTGCTCTCCGGATGACATCCAATCTTCCTATTCTTTTTGAACCTTTTTTATATGAATCGAGTTATTATATAGATGGTGCTTTATTGTACAATTTTCCGGTTTTTTATGTTGATTTAGACAAAGACAAGGCGATTGGTATTAAATTCAAAACACATACGGGGGGAACCACGAATTTTACCGGAAAAAATTTTTTTAATTTTTTGTACGAATTATTGATTATACCCTCTTTATCATTAGAAGAATTTATGAATAAAGACCATGTCGAAAAAGTTGACATTATTGAAATTGATCTGAGTGGGATACAATGTTTAAATTTTAATATTTCCAAGAGTGATCGATTAGAATTTTTTTCAAATGGTTATGAAACCGCTTATAAATTTTTCCATAATGTAAACATACATAATGAATAATCTCATTACTAGGTTTTTAATTTTAGAATATCAAATCGAGGATCATTCAATAAAATTCTTTTCCTCGTTCGCCCACCTCGTAGGGCCCTGCATGTACACACACCCTCATTATTGCAATATAACTCAAAATTCCTAGTGTTTGTGATCAATGAATTATTTGGTTCAGTCACATTTATCTCAACTTTTTCAAATCCTAATTTCCCGTATTCCGCTGGATCTTGTAATTGAAATAATACACGGCTGGGAGTTTTAGTCCTTGGTCCTTGAAGTATCATTTCGGTGATTTGTCCTGTTGGATTTCCAAAATTTATTTGATTTATAATTTTTTCATTTCCAACATTTGTAATCAATAATCCTGCTTCATTCAATAGATCATTAAGTGAATACGAATAATCTTTTACTTTAGAACATGCTAGGAAATCTTCGATTTCTTGTTCCGTTAGTGGGGTAGGAATTGGTTCTTCTTCCATTCTATAAGAAATCATTATTTTTTTTTCCAATTATTTTATTCAGATACTATGCACCTCCACCTTCTTGCGTTTTTTGGGTTTTATTGAGTTTCAATAAATTAAATTTAGAATCCTCCAAATCAATTCTACTACCTTCTAAAGTTATACAAAAACATGACCCTGTATTATTACAATGCAATAAAAAATTTTTAGTTTTGGTCGTTAATATATTATTTGGTTCATTCACACTTATCTGCACATCTTTAAATCCTAATCTCCCGTATTCCGCGGGATCTCGTAATTGAAATAATACAGGACTCGGCGTTTTTGTGCTTGGTCCTTGAAGAATCATTTCTGTGATTTGTCCAATCGGAATTTCAGATTGTGGGAATGGCGAATTTTTAAAATATATTTGATTAATGACATTTGTAACCAATAATCCTGCTTCATTCAATCGATCATTGAGTGAATACGAATATTCTTTTATTTCAGAACATGCTAGGAAATCTTGGATTTCTTGTTCCGTGGGTGGGGGAGGTATTGGTTCTTCTTGAATGCTAGCAATTTCTTGAGACATACTATAGTATATTATTATAAATATAATTTTCAAAATTTGCAATTGATATATGATCCTCCAAATTTATTCTTTTACTTTTTTCTAGCAGGAACATTATCAGATAAAACAATGTAATTTGGTAAATCATTATTTTATATTGCAAACTTCAAATTAAAAATCAAATCTTGTGTATAAACCTTCATTTAAGTATATATTCATGTATATTAATAATAATAAAAGCATGTATTCTTTTTTTTTAGGTAATTTGGAAGGGAATCGGTAGAAAGGTGCTTTTACTTCTTGGATCGTTCGTATAGGATTATCCATAAAAAATTCGCCAATAATTTTTTGGTTTTGTGATGAAAAATAATCCTTGATAAAAATTTCAGTTGTATTGGTAAAATATGTATTTAATAATATAGAAAGACCATCGCATATTTTATGATGATGATTATGAGAATCTACCAAAAAAACAGAATGAAAAGAATGATTATCCAAATTCACACATAAATTTTTTATCAGGGGTAAAAATAAATAAATAAAAAATGCCATGAATGAATTCCCATAAACGATAAAATCAACAAATATAATATTTTTATGAGTTGATAGAAGATTCACAAATTCCTCTAGTATCCCTCTATTATTTAAAAAACTTTTGTACGATAAAACGTGTTTTTGATTATAATTCGAGTTTATTATGGGATCAAAAAATGATGTCCATGTGCTCGCATTAAATTTTTCCAATCCGTTATAAAATTCTTTTAGATTATCAATATGCAAGATGGTTTTGGATATAGGAAGATAAAAACATTGACATTTTTTTTTTTCCCATATTTTTAATTTTGTTTGTATATCAATCATTTTGGATGGTGATTCTCCTATACTTATGATTAACGATTCTTTATCATAATCTTTATGAACAATTTCCTCAAATAATAAAATCATTTTAATGAAATCTTCATTTTTATAATCAAGGAATTTATATTGCTCTTTTAATTCTTTCAATGATTCCGAATAATGATTACAATTTTGAATGATCTCTTGTTTTATTTCATTTTTTTCAATAAATCGTTGCATTTATTTAAAAAAATATAGTCTATACTGAAAAATGTTTAAAATCCTGTTTATCATCTTTTTAATGATTTTATTTATCACGTCTTTTTGTTTATCTTTTTTGTTTAATATTTTTTATGGCATTACATTCTATGGATTTATTATGATTGTTTACTTTTTAATGCAAATCTTTTTTTCATACCGCAATCATTGTTTGAATATTAAATTACACAGACAACACTGGATTGAAAATAATTCCATTCGAAAAATTCCCATTGATTCTCAAAACATCATTGAAGAAAGTGCTTTCCAATGTGTGTTATTAATGGTTGGTCATCGTGAAAGAATCGATTATTGGGAAAAAGCTCTCTTGTCCATTAAAAATTTAAATCCTTCAAATATTATAAAATGTATATTGATTATTGATGGTAATGAAGAAAAAGATCATTATATGAAACAAAAGTATCAAGAAATCTTTGATAATGAGATGGAAAATATATTCCCTGTCGAATGCATACAAATAAGTAAACGAGGAAAAAGAGGAGCAATATTTTATGGTATTGAACTTATAAAAAATCAATTTATGAATAAAGAAAAATTTATAGATGTCGTGTTGAGTGATTCTGATACCGAATTAAAACCTGATTCATTAATTTATTTACAAGAATGTCTTCGTTCAAATTTAAATAATGGATGTGTGACAGGATTGTTAACCATCTATAATATGAAAGACGGTCTTTTACCCAAAATTATTAATGCACGTTATTCTTATGCTTTTGTGATTGAAAGAGGCTGTTCTTCTTATTTTGGTTGCATGACATGTTGTAGTGGGCCATTAAGCATATACAATCTTGACAAGTTAAATGAACTCCTTCTTCAAAAATTTATTACCCAGAAATTTTTAAATACAAAATGTGAGCCTGGCGATGATCGTCATCTTACAAATCTTATTTTAGCCCAGGGATATTATGCTCGACAGACGAATCTTGCTATTGCTGGAACAGAGGCACCAGAAACAATGTACAGATTTTTAAATCAGCAACTGCGTTGGTCTCGTTCGTATTATAGAGAATTGTATTGGCAATTCAAGGCGATTAAACATCAATCCTACTTTTTATCATTCATCACAACCTATGAAACATTATTTCCTTTTTTTATTACGGTATGGTTAGGAAAGATTTTGTTTTTTTCAAATGATTATTTATTCATCCTAAAAGGATTGATTATTTCATTCACCGTGTTATTTATCAGAACTTTTATATTAATCATCTATTTGCAAGATTTAATGATGATTTACAATCTTTTTTATTATGTGTTATATCTTTTTTTCTTGTTGCCAACAAAGTTGTACGCTATATTTTCATTATTGAATAATAATTGGGTCACAAATCCAAGAAATTCTGCTTTTCAAATAAATTGTTCCATGTATTTTTTCTTTTTGGGATTATGGAATATACTATTATGTGGAGGTATAATTAAACATATATTAGTTCTTTATAGAATTCATCTTTTAACCTAAAAAAATTTGTAAATATAAATGATTTTTAACTTTTCCGACGCACATGAATACAGTGCTTGACTATCTCGCTGTTGACATTGTCACGATGTATGAGAACAATATCAAACTCCATTTCTTTGAATATGTCGAACGATATGTCAATGTCTCGTGGAAAAAGAAAGAAATCGTGGAGTGGATCAAGCGACACAGACCATATGATAAGAAAGATAAATTGATTTCTAATCTTGCGACAAACCTAAGAAAGATCAAGAATGATCTACTCT